AATCCCTCGGCGCTAAGCCGTTCTATCTCGTTGGCACCAGCCCGAAGATGCGCCGCTGCGCCGGGGTCATCTGCTCAATCTTCTCCGCCCGCAGCTTGTCGGTCAGCGCGACATCGCCATCCATCATCACGCCCTTGATGCCGGTTTCCAGCTCGTCGAGAATGCGAATGGCCGTAGCGAGACACGTCAGCTTGTCTGTCCGGGCGTCACGGCTCAGCTCGGTCACTGCGACCTCAAGCATCCGAGCCGAATAGACATCGCGGGTCTCGGCCAGCATCGGCGCAATGAACTCGTCATACGCCATCTGTGCCCGCTGGGCCTTGGCGATGCGCTCGCTCACTTATCCAGCCTCCCGCCGGGACGGTTCTGGCTGAACTTGCCCTCAGTCTCACGCTCCCGCCGATCACCTTCGCGGGCATCGTTCACCGCCCTGATCCGCATCTCCCGCTCCCGCTGCTCAAACTCTCGCTCGGCCATCTGCATCTCGAACAGCATCTGGCGCTCGGCCCGCTCATTCTCGGCCTGCGCCTTGGCGGCGTCGATCTCCAGTTTGGCATCGCCCTGGCGAATCTTCGCCTCGGTTTCCTGTGCCCTGATCTGGACCTCGATCATCTTCGGATCGGGCTGCGGCTCCTGCGGCTCAACCTCTTCGGGGTGAGTGAACAGGTCGTTGGGCTGTAACCCGGCGTCCTTACAGAAGCCGGTCATGTTGTTGTAGATGTTCTCGTCCGAAACCAGCGGCGAACCGCCCTGCTTCAGCACCGTATGAGCCTGGGCAATCAGGTTGCGGTAGGCAATCCTCTCATCCTTGGAGCCGGAGCCGAGCCCGACCTTGATGTTGATTTCCAGATCCTCGGGCCACTGGGAAGGATCGACCTCGCGATATTCCCCATCGACCTTGATCTTGAAGGGCTGGCCGTAGCGGCGCATCAGCCCGACCTTCTTCATGAACAGCCGGGCCACGCCCTCCGCGAAGTTGCGGATGATGTAGCGCTCCATCTGCTGGCCGCGAGACATGAGCTGCGCCTGGCCCTTGGCGGTCTCGTTGAGCGTGTCTTCGTCTACGCCCTTGTTCAGGCGGGTGATGCCCGTCCGGCTCTCGCGTTGGCGGGTCTTGAACTCAATCGCCTCGAACGCAATCGAGCTGATGTCGTTGACACCCTCCGGCATCGGAGGCGTGACGCCCTTCCACCGGACAATCCGGCGCGGACGGACGGTCAGCAGATCGCTGATCGTGTTGGGTCCGATCGCATCCTCGTGGATCAGCGTCCCAGGGGCAACCGACATATAGAGGCTGTCGAGTGCGTTACGCTCAAGCGCGGTGTTGACCCGCTGAATGTCCACAACCTTGTCGGCAAGGGACTGGCCGATCAGCCGTCCCTGCATCGGGTAGGGGCACCAATATTCGAATGGCTGGTAATCGACCTCCTTGACCTCAAGGATCGTATTGCCAACCCGATGGACACAAAGACGCTCGGCAATCCCGTCCTCGTTCAGGTCGAACAGGATGTATTCTTCCAGCAGCCACACCTTGCGGAGGGCGCCGGCACGGTCCTCGCGGGCCACTTCCCGGCCATCGTCACGGGCGAAGCGGAGCGGATCGCCCATGTCGCCGTCGCCACGAATGTCGGCAAGCTCGTCCGGGTCAAAGCCCATCTCGACCAGCTCGGACAGGCTCTTCTCGCAGATATGGGCCACATACACGGCGCTATCGAGGTCGCGGGCATCGCGAGACACCCGGAACTCTTCAAGCGGCACGAAATAATCAGGAAACGCAGCCGGCCCTTGTTCAAGCGTAACAACGCGGTGCATCCCCATCGGGACGCCCTCGATCAGCTCTTCGCCAGCCTCCTCGGCCTCGATGATCCCGGCGGCCTTAAGCTCTTCCTCGGTTTCTCCGGGGAGTAGGGCGCTGGGGATCATCTGCTCTACGCGCTTGCGCTTGTGCTCAACGCAACTTTTGACGATGCCGATTTTCTCAAGCAGCCCGGCCTTGGCCCAGTCGTGCATCATCTGATAGCCGCGCTTGCGGCGGTAGATGTAGTGCATCGCCTCGGTGGCGTCGTCCGCCTGGTCCTCAACCTCCTCAGAGGTGGGCTCGAACTCGACAATGCGGCCACTGGCAACAAACGCGTCCAGCACCGATGTCAGCATGTAGTCGATGGTTTCCGACACATCGCGGGCAACCACCTGAGAGCGGCCATCCTCTTCGTCGCCATATTCAGCGCCGTTGTAGGAGTTGATCGCCGTTTCGACATCCTCAAGCAGGGTGCCATCGTAAGCGTTCGCCTCCTCGGTCTGGAGGAATGCAAGGAGGTCGGGGTTGTCGAACATAAGCTAGACGATCCCCCTGGTTGGATAGACGATTTGCTGAGCCTGCTTCGGCTGCTCATGGGCGATGCACATCAGGCCGAAGGCATCTGCCCCGTGGCTGGCCCAATCATGCTCTGGCCCAAGCCCGATGTTGCGCTGCTCGTCTTTTTTCTCGTGATACCAGCCCAAGGCGTCTCTGCCGCCCTGAGTGGTTCGCTCGTTGAAATGGATATTGGGAAACAGGCGGCGGGCAGCTTCGACCCGCTTCATCGCCGCTTGCTTGCCTTGGTTCTTGACGACCTCGACACTGAAGCCAGCAGATCGGATGTGGTCCTCGAACTTGTCAGCGGTCAGATGATTGATCGCGGCCCCGTCATGCGGGAGGTAGCACCTTGCCGACCCATAGCCATTCGACCGCAGCCAGCCCAAGTGGGAACCGAGCGGCTGTCCGACTGCCTCATAGTAATCCAGCACCCGGATTTGCGAGCCGACGAACTGGGCAATCCAGATCGCGGTCGCGTCCCTGGTCCCAATGTCCCAGAACGCCTTGTATTCCATCAGCGGATCGGGGCCGATCTCGGCGATCCTGTGCTGGACCTTCGCCAGCGCCAAATCCTTGGCGTAGTAGGCGCCCTCGGCAACGCTGACGTAATCGCCTTCCCAGATATGGGCGTATTGGTCGGGCTGCATTCTGAGGCAGTCCAACCGCTCTTGCTCAAGCTCGTCAGGAAACCACGGGTTGCTGTCCCAGTTGGCGCGGATGATCGCTGAGCCGGTCGGAACTTCTTCGCCCCGGAACGTCACATCAACCGGGTCAGTCTTTAGCCTCGGGTTCCAGCTGGCCCATATTTCAGAGCCCGGCTTACGGATTGTCGGCCGTAGCAGGTTCCACGATCGGGAACTGACTGTCTGGGCCTCTTCGACCCAGGCAACGTCAAACCCCTCATATGACTTGATCGACTCCGCCGTATGGTCCTGGAGACCGGCAAAGGCGATCAGCCCGCCCCCCGGCGTCTTGATCTCTGTAGATTGCACCTCAAACAGGCCGCCTAGCCCGTGATCCTCAATCTTCTGCTCAAGCAGCCGCTTGGCCGATTCCTTCAGTGACTTCTGGATTTCACGGCAGCACAGCCCCCGGAAACCGGGCACTCTGAGCGCATACCCAATCATCAGGTCAGCGAAGAACTGCGACTTACCCGAACCGCGTCCGCCGTGCGCCGCCTTGTAACGGGATGGGCTCAGCAGTGGCTTGAATGCCTCGGCGGCCTCAATCTCCAGACTTGGCACGGATGACCCAGCCCACCTCTGTAATGTTGAGGTCGCCCTTGATGTCCGCCTGCATCGGAATGATCTTGCCGACTAGGGTGAGGAAGGCGTTCGGATTGTCGCGGGACTGCGCGACCAAATACTCGACGCCTCCGGCTTGATCGAGCGCCTGAGCCACCATGTCCTTGACCGCTGCCGTGATCTTGTTGGGCGAGCCCTTGGGCCTGCCCCTCCCGGCTGCGGGCGGTTTATTATCTGCCACTATTTTAATCCTCCGTTTCCGCTCCCTAAAAGGGTGGGCGGTGACAGGATCGTCAGATGTTTAGATTATGCGGGCGTTTCCAGCTGCCTTAAGCAGTTGGCATCCCCATTCCGTTGGCAGGGCCATAAGCGCGTTGAACTGCTCTAAATCGTCGAGGGCATGATTGACCGATGCGTAGCCAAGCTGATCGCAGCGATCCTTGAGCTGCTTGTAGGCTTCGATCCGATCCTGGTCCTGCATCAGCTCTTCGGAATCGCTCATCGCCGCGACCCATACTGTTTGGCCTGCTGTTCATGTAGGCGATTGGCGTAGTCAGTTGCTTCCTGTGGCGTCCTGAAGATGCCCAAGTGCCGACCCGTGCGGTAATAGTTCTGGATCGCCTCATCGTCTGGCATGACCCGCCCGTCATCTGATACTGTTGGGATCAGGACTTCGCCTTGATCCGTGCCGAACGACATCGACCGCACGGTTGAGATTGAGCCGTCATCATTCCGCACAACCGGGCGCTTGGTAAGGTCAATGTTGCCCTGAATCATCTGCGCCATCTGGAGAAGCGGTAGAATGCCGGACGACCCAAACATTCCAGCTCGCATCAGTCCCTCCACTCGCACAGGTGCATGATGCCTTCGCTAATCAGCAGGCAGGTGAGGATTGCTCCTGCTCCGATCGACAAGCCGAGCGTGGCGAGCTTAATCATTTCCAGCCCAGCGCGATTACGAACAGCAAGCCGAACAGCTTCACGATGAGGGCGTTGGCGCGGTATTCGCCATCCTCTTCGGTAAACTCGATTAGCTGGATGCTCACCATGGCAGATGGTCCCTGTCGTTGTCGGCGCGGATGGGCCAGCGATATTGCCCGAAGCTAAGCCGCTCCAGGATTAGCATGGTGTAGTCCGAGCAGCCCCAGCTTTTCATCTTGAGATCATACTGGCCTCGGGCCGAAGCGCGGATCAGGTTCACGGCATTGGTCCGACGATGATCGTTCCGCCGCTTCCCTTGCGGAGTTGAGCGTTCTCAGTCTCCAGATCCGATACCCGGTTAGTCAGCTCCAGGATGCGCTTGCCCCGGTCACACTCCATGCAAGCTCGGTCGAATATGCTTAGGGCGACGTCCCAGCGGTTGTGCAGGCGCTTCTCGTGCGATCCCTTGGCGTCGTAATGGTGAGCCGCCAGCTCAAAAGCCTTCAGGATGTCGGAGGGATGGAAATCAAGTCCCTCATCATCCACTGACGCCTCCTACGCTGTCACCTGAAGCAGTTGAGCAAGGCCAGGGTCAGCATTACCGCCCAGCCCAGTATCTCTACCTTGTCGTGAAGGGAGAGGCCGTCGATCATGTTGGGCCTCCCCGAATTTTACCCCGCCGCCCTGACTGTCGCGCCAACTGTTCTGGATGTGTTTGGCTGAGGGAGCGGTTGTCGGCGGGGTCCACACCGTCGCCAGGCGAGCGGCGCAGAAAACAGAAGCGCCCGCGAACCTCATCGGCTGCGGGCGCAATTCCAAGTTTTGTTATTATGCCCCAAATCGTCGGGACTGTCAATAGGCACGGCGCTCCTACCTGAAAATAATTTTAGAATCAAGCCGCCCGCCGAAATTCCAGCCCGCCATCCAGTATCGCGCACAGCCCGCGAACCAGCGCCTCCAGCATCGCCCGGTCATTCATATCGGGAAACCGGATCGGCCTGCGGTATGCGGTCCTGCCACGGGCCAGCAGCGCTTCGTCGATCAGGCTTTGCGCCCACGGGATAATCTCATCCCCCCACGCCTGGTCCACCACTAGCGACATAAGCACCTGCCGCTCATATCCACGGACAGCCCCATCCATGCGATCGAACCGGCGGTCATTGGCCGTCTCGCCGAGCCATGCGGACATGCTCTTGTCCTGCCGCTCATAGTTGCCGGTCTTGGGGGCGGTCTCCCGGTAGCGGGTCCAGTAATGCTCGCCGAAGAAGCGGCCCGCGTCCCGAAGGTCTTTGCCGTCGAAGCCATGGCCATCCAGCAAACCGAGCGCGTGGAGCTGGCCGATCCCGTCGCAGACATCTTGGTCAATCTCTCCGCAGCGTCCGTCCGGTCCCTTAGTGGGCGTGACGAATGAAAACAGATTGCGGCGCTCCAGGATGTAATCAGCCGGCGGGTTGCGCTCGCCCATCGCTTCCTTGGATCGGGACAGGCGGCCCGACTTGGTGCGCTGCCCGGTTTTACGCTTTGCCATCAGATCGCCTCCACGAACTTTGACTGCCGGAAATCGTAAGTGACTTTCACGTTGCCCCGCCGTCCGGGGTAGCCCATGCGAACCTTGGTCACGCACAGGTCCGCGACGTTGCCCTCGCCACGGTGATAGCTCAGGCCGAAGTCGGCCTTGTTTGCCCAGTTGGCGGAGCCGGAGATGTCCAGCAGGCGCGGCATCCGAACCTTGCCCTCGAATGGCTTGGTCGGATGGGCGACGATCCAGAACGCTACGTCATGCACCTTGGCGAAGCGCTTGATCGCTCGGAGCGCCCGCCCGATGTATTGCGTCTCAGTCTCCCCGTGGCGGTTCTTGTGCTCCAGCTCGTTCCATGG